CTAAGCGGATTCGTCAGTTGACAGGTCAAGAGCCGCCAACTCCAGAGCAGCAAGAAGCTATGGCTCAGCAGCAGCAGATCCAAATGCAGCAGCTACAGCTTGAGATGGCGAAACTAGATGCTGATGTTAAGAAGGCTCAGTCTGAAGCTGCTCTGAATATCGCTAAAGTGCAAGACACTACCGACGTAGATCCGCAATTACGCATGGCGGAACTGCAAGCGAAGATTCAGATGAATCAGGAGCAGCTCGATCTGCGTCGTGAGCTTTCATCTGCGACTAACTCTCTCAGAGAAAACCAATCCCAAACTACCGCTGCAACGAAGTTAGCAACTGCAGCGTTTCAAAATACCAACAGGAACGATAGGAGTTCTTAAATGAGTAAGCAAGAAAATACAACCGAAGAAAAAGCACTTGAGTTCGACGTAATGCCAGGGGCTGATCGCCCCGAAGAGGATGATGCGCCGCATTTAGACCTGAGCTTTGAAGAAGTGCAGGCAGCAATCGCCGAAGAAGCTGAAGAGCCAGAAGAAGAAACTGTTTCTGAAGATGAACAAAGTGCAGAAGAAACAGAATCAGAGGTAGAAGTTGAAGAGGTAGAAGAGGCAGAAGAAGTTGAAGAGGTAGAAGAAGTTGAAGAGGTAGAAGAAGTTGAAGAAGAACCCGTAGCGGAAGCAAAACCAACTAAGAAGCCAATGGTTCCGAAAGCACGGCTAGATGAAGTACTTGCCAAGCAGAAAGCCTTACAAAAACAGTTGGATGACATTAATGCTGCTACTGAAAAATCGGCGGAAGCCCCAGAAGAGTATGACTTTGATGCAAAAGAAGTCGAATACCAGAACATGGTACTCGACGGCGAAACAGAAAAGGCTGTTAGTCTCAGACGAGAAATCAGAAAAGCCGAAAGAGCCACGTTAGAGTTCGAAATGCGCCAGGAAATGAGTCAAACCGTTAACCAAGATCGCCAAATGACCGCTTTGCAACAGGCGGCAAACGCAATGGAAGACGCATATCCCGTATTTAACCGCGATTCTTCTGATTTTAACGAAGATATGACTAATGAAGTAGTAGAGCTCCGTGACGCATTCATGATGAAGGGCTACGAAGCCGTAGACGCGCTGTCAAAAGCCGTCAAGTACGTCGTCAAAGACCACGATTTGGACCTAGTCTCGGAAGAAGCGCCAAGTTTGGCTGGTAAAGCGCAAAAAAGCGACGAGTTAGCAAAAAAGCGTGCGCAAGTCAGCAAGAAATTGAAGGCCGCAGAGGCGCAACCGCCAGAACTACCTGGCGAAAGCAGTTCTTCACACGGCGAAAAAGCTTTAGACCTAGCAACGATGACTGAAGAAGAGTTTGCTGCTCTACCAGAAGCAACTTTGAAGCGCCTAAGAGGCGATATTATCTAACGAGGTAAGTTATGCCAGTTAAAAAAGACCCACGGTTAGCCCGAGCAGGAGTGTCGGGCTTTAACAAACCAAAAAGGACGCCAAGTCACCCCAAGAAGTCACATATTGTTGTGGCAAAAGAGGGCGATAAGATTAAAACCATCCGTTTTGGTGAGCAGGGCGCTTCTACAGCAGGTAAACCGAAGGCTGGTGAGTCTGACAAGATGAAGAAAAAGCGAGCCAGCTTTAAAGCGCGCCATGCTAAGAACATCTCTAAAGGCAAAATGAGCGCAGCCTATTGGGCAAACCGAGCTAAGTGGTAGACCAGTGCTCGCCGAAATTGCCGCTGCTAACGCAGCGTTTCAAGTCATTAAAGGCGCCCTGTCAAACGGGCGCGAGCTTTACGATGTGGCAGATCAGGCGACCAAGTACTTCGATAGCAAGTCTGCGATAGCCAAGAAAGCCAACAAGGCAGGCGGAAAGTCAGAACTTGAATGTTTCATGCAGTTAGAAAAATTAAGAGAGCAGGAAGAGTGGCTCAAAGACTTTATGATCTATGCCGGTAGAGCCGACATGCATAAAGACTGGCTAAAATTTCAGAGTGACCGTAAAAGGCACCGCGAACAGGTAGCCGCAGCTGCTAAACGCAAGAAGGCTCAGAACATGGCGCTATTAATGTCCGCTCTTTTGTGGGGGACTGGAGGACTAGTCCTACTGCCACTAACGATTTACATCTCTTTCGAGATTTTTGGAGTTATTTGATGGCTAGAAAAGACGAAGCTAAGTGGAAACGTATCGTTGCTGCCGTAAAAGCTGGAACAAAAGGCGGTAAGGCTGGACAGTGGAGCGCGCGCAAAGCACAACTAGCCACGCAACGTTACAAGAAGTCTGGTGGCACCTACTCAGGGCCGAAAACAAAAGCTCAGGAGTCCCTGTCCAAGTGGACTAAAGAGAAATGGGGCACCAAGTCTGGCAAGAATAGTACTCAGGGTAAGAAGGCAACTGGTGAACGGTACTTACCAAAGAAGGCTCGAGAGTCTTTGAGCAAGAAAGAGTACGCCAAGACCAGTGCTAAGAAGCGCGCTGACACTAAAGCGGGCAAGCAATTTAGTAAGCAGCCCAAGAAGATCGCTAAGAAAACAGCTCGTCATAGATAGTGGTTGCATTGTAGTATTAGCTGTACTAATATGATTTATACGTATACCCCTACGATATGGGGTCGGCCCGTAGCCGAAAAAAACGTATCCCTCGCCTGCATAAGGCGTAAAACCTGCCGAGGTCGCGCCTCGTAAATAAGCGCTAGTTCGTTGCTCCACGATACGGAGATACGGATTAGCCGCTCCTTTAAGTCGGCTGATAAGGCGGCATGTGCCGCATAAATTATTTTGTCTATTTAATAGGAGGCCATCATGGCTTTAACAAATTTCGGTACGCTTACAGGCGACCAACTTCAAGCATGGTCACGTGACTTTTGGAAAGTTGCCCGTAACCAATCTTTCATCAACCAGTTCGCTGGTACTGGTTCTAACGCTATGGTTCAGCGCGTAACTGAGTTGACCAAGAACCAAAAAGGCACTAAAGCTAACATCACTTTGCTCGCTGACATGACTGGCGACGGTATTACTGGTGACTACACTCTGGAAGGCAACGAAGAAGCCCTCCGCGCGTTTGACATCAGCATCGAGCTAGATCAGCTACGATTCGCTAACCGCATCGCTGGCCGTATGACCGACCAGAAGACTGTAGTTAACTTCCGTGAGCAATCTCGCGACGCACTTGCTTACGCAATCGCTGACCGTTGTGACCAGTTGGCATTCTTAACTTTGTCAGGTGTTGCATATACTCACAAGAACAACGGCGGTCTTCGTACTGTAGTTGGCGGCGCTGTAAACGGCCAAGAGCTTGTTGATCTTGAGTTCGCTTCAGACGTATCTGCTCCTACTGCTGCAAGACACCGTCGCGTAGATGGCGACAACATCGTTGCTGGTGACACTACTGCTTTGGTTGCTGGTGACACTTTGAAGTACAAGCACATTGTAAATCTCAAGGCATATGCTAAAGATCAATACATTCGTGGTATTCGTGGTGGCGGTAACCAGGAAACTTTCCACATGTTTGTTACTCCACAGCAAATGGCTGACCTGAAGCTAGACGCTGACTTCATTGCTAACGTTCGTAACGCTGGTGTACGTGGAGCTTCTAACAGCTTGTTCGCTGGTTCTTCATCGTTGATGGTTGACGGTGTAATGATCCACGAGTTCCGCCATGTGTTTAACACTTCTGGCGCTACTACTGGTGCTTCTGGCAACGCTGGCGCAGCTGGCTACAAGTGGGGTGCTGACGCTAGCGTAGTTGGCGGACGTGCTCTGTTCTGCGGTGCTCAGGCTCTAGCTCTGGCTGACATTGGTCTGCCTGAAATGGTTGAAGATACTTTCGACTACGGCAACCAGTCTGGTATCTCGATCGGTAAGATCTTCGGAATGCGCAAGCCTAAGTACAACTCTGATATTGCAGGGTCTGTACAGGACTTCGGCGTTATCTGCTTGGATACTGCACAGTAAGAAAGACTAAACCCTCTCCTCCTTCGGGGGGAGAGGTTTATTTTATATAAGGAAAAATCATGAAGATTGTAAGTAGCGAGTCATTACGAGTGACCACGATGGGCGGCACCGCTGTCCTGTTTGAAGCAGGCATACCGCGCGAGATTGCGGACGAAGTCGGCCTGTTAGCAATCCAGATGGGCGCAAAAGAATATAACGATAAATACGTCGAAGAAGTAACCGCAGAAGTAGCTGAGTTTGAAGAAGTTGTCGAAGAGGCAATTCAGCCCAGCGAAGACCTAGTCACAGTCTTAGAAAAAATGATGGACGAAGGTGACCCAAAGAATTTTAAAGCCGATGGCTACCCTAAAGCTGCAGCAGTTAATAAAGCTATGGGTGAGACTATCGACACTGATGCCCGAGAAGCCGCTTGGGTATCAATACTTAACTCATAGGTATTCATAATGGCCGTAACAGTCCAAAGCGTAATTGACCGAGTACAAGCAGTGTTGCAGGACACCACGGGCGTTAGATGGCCAGTGGTAGGTGAACTCGTTTTGTGGGTCAATGACGCTCAGCGCGAGATCGCGTTGTTAAAACCTGATGCATCAGCTGTCAATGAGACAATAACTCTTGTCACCGGCACTAAGCAGTCTATCCCTAATACAGGAAACCGGCTGCTAAAAGTTGTAAGAAACATGTCAGCAGCAAGCAACGGCACGGGTAAGCGCGCAGTGCGTTTGGTAGATATAGAAGTGTTAAACGGTCAAACACCTGATTGGCACGATCCCACTGTATCAGGCGACGCAGCGCATACTAATCTTGTAAAGCACTACATCTACGAAGAATCGAACCCCAGAAACTTCTATGTCTATCCTGGTGTTAGCGGAAACGCGTTTCTTGAGATTATGTATTCTGCTAACCCAGCAACTGTCGCGCAGTCAGGTAGTCTGTCGATCCCCGATATCTTTGCTAATGCGATTATGAACTACGTCTTGTATATGGCTTACATGAAAGATGCTGAGTACGCAGGTAATCAGCAGCGCGCGTCTAGCCACTTCCAACTGTTTACCGCTTCGGTAACAGGCAAAGGCCAAATCGACGCTACAACTAATCCGAACATCGAACGCAGAGCACAGATGGGAGTATAAAGCATGGCGATTTCTTACGAGACGCTCCTCCCTGAAATCTTGCCAATGGTCGCTGGCTGTCCTGATACGCTTATTGAAAATAATATCCGCGCCTCAGCAATCGATTTTTGCGAGCGTTCGGGAGCTTACCAACTTGAGCTTGATCCGATCACTACGGTTGCAAATATTCACGAGTATGACTTAGAGGCTCCCTCTGGTACGACTGTACATAAAATTATGTGGGCGACTTTCGATGGCAAAGACCTCGAACCAATCTCCACAAATCTTCTCGAGCAGCGAAAGCCTAACTGGAGAGATGCAGACAATGCCGGTAAGCCAGAGTACTACGTAAAGCAAAGTTCTTCTTTAGTGTGGCTTGTGCCTACACCAAACGTAACGATGGTATCTAGCACAATTCTCCGTGCGCAACTGAAGCCTACTCACAGCTCAACCGCTTGCGATGAGCAGATTATGAATGAGTATCGCGATGCAATTGTAA